TTGACGCTCTGATACTGCACGGGCTTCGCCACTTCCGGCGAAATCCCCGCCTGCGCCGACAGCGCCGCAATGTTTCCATCCAGCGCCGCGTTGGCAAACATTTCCGGCGAAAGCTGCATTGAGCGTGGATCAACACCAGTGATTTTCAACACGGTGTCGGCGTTGTCCATCGCCCACTTGATCCGCTGTTCTTCGGGCAGGGCGCGTTGCTGCTGCATGAGCGCGAGCGTCTGTTTCAGCTTGTCGCCTTCTGCGGTTTTCGCCTCGGCCTGGCTGGCCTTGTAGCCTTCCGGGTCGAAGCTCTTGCGGAAGGCGTTCAGCCCGCCGCCGATTGCTTGCATTAGTGCATTGTTCGGCGGGGCTTGCATTGGCTGCTGCGGAGACATTGGCCCCGGAGCGTTCGCTTGTGCAGGCGCAGGCAGCGCCATTTGCGGGTTCATGTTGAGCGCAGCCGACTGCATGGGCTTCTGGATCATGCTGGCCGCAAGCGGGTTCTGGATCATGTCGTCCACCACTTATTCTTGTTGCCGTAGTCCACGATACCGCCGACGGCATCGCTGATGCCGGTTCCATAGCCCTTGTATGCGGATGAAAGCGCATTGGCTCGAGCATCACCGGCTTTCATCATCGCATTGCCCGCGTTGACGCCGTAGTTGCCCGCAGCGTTGGACGCGAGCTGCGAACTAGTCTGGCCCATGCCCGCGAGGTTGGCGAGTTGGTTCGTGTAGTCCCCAAACGCGCCGTAGGTGTTCCCGGCTAAGGTTTTCGCATAACGGCCTTCTGCGGCCCCGCTGATGGACTTGCCGGCCGCGCCGAGGTTGCCCTTGATCTGGTCAAATTGCTGGTCGTTGATCGTCGTCGCCAATTTGGCATAGGGCGAGGCGTAGAACTCCGCGAGCGGGTTGGACGGCCCGCCCATCGCGCCGCCAGACTGCCCCGCCATCTGCGCGTCACCGACAGGCATGTTGGTCTTGTCAGCCATCGGCGCGAGCGTGCGGCCCTCGTTCTTGCCGAACTGGTTGAAGTGCCAGTTTGCGTAGGCGTCCTGGTTGCCGCCAAACAGCGCCTTGATATCGGGCTTTGCCCACTCGGCCTGAAGGTCAGGCTGCTGCATGTATGCGGCGTAGTCGAACCCGCCGGGAGCCTGCGTGGCGACTGTCTTCCAGTTGTCGCCGCCGTCGCGGATCATGCCGCCCAACGCGCCGCCGACAGCGCTGCCGAGAGGACCGCCTAGGAATGTGCCAGCGATGCTTCCGACAGCGCCCGCAGCCGCGTTGGACCCGCCGCCGCCCGAACGTCCCTGCACAGGCTGGCCTGCGCCGAGGTTAGGCAGCATCTGCGAGCCGCCCTGCATGTTCATCCCGCCGCCGCCATAGGCCGCCTGATAGTCCTGCGGGGCGATGCCAAAGAGCGCAGCGAGCTTGTTGGAGGCAGCGCCGCCCGTCATGTACCCGGGCGAGGCAAGCCCGCGCTGGTCCATGTAGATCTGGCGCTGAAGCGCGGTCGTCTGGTTCGCCGCGTCCTGCTGCGCTTTGGCTGACGCCTGCCCGCCTTGGCCTTGCATGTAGCCGCCAGCCAGTGACGCGCCCGCATTGATCAGCGCGGGGGCGTTGTCTATGGCGAACTTGGCGATTTGATCCCACATTCTATGCCGTCCTGATTTCAAAAAGTTACGGCGCGACGCCTTCGCCATAAATGGCGACACCGATTGATATGCTTGCCGTCGCCGCGAGGCTGTCGGTAACCGTACAGGTTGCGATGTCCTCCGTGGTCGTGCCGATGGACACGAACCCGGTGAAGCTGGTCGTTGCAGATGTTGACGCGCCGATTGTGAAGTTCGCCAAGTCCAGAACCCACGCATAGGTGTAAGGCCCCGTCCCACCCGTTGGCGTCACCGTCACCGCGTTAGTCGTCGCAGTTCCCGAACCAACACGATCCCCGAATGCGCTGGAAGGCGTTGCAGAGGCATAGAAGCCTCCCGGCGCTGTCTGGCTCGCCAGTGTGGCAATGCCCGCAACCGCTCCCGTTGCCGTCGCTTGCGCCTGCGCTGCCGCAGCCTGGGCCTGTGCCACCCCACTGTTGACGTTGTCCGTGAACGTCACGCCGCCCGTGAGATACTTGTACCACTCAGGCGTCAATCGCCCGTCCTTGTCCACGAGCGGCACGGCCAGCGATGGCGGATTAGGAGCCCGCGCCATCACAGATCCTCATTGACCAGAACGCCCAGATAGGCCGCCGGCGCGGGGTCGCTCTTCTGGAACTGAAACACCATGCCCGCAAGCTTCGTGCGCCCGCAACGATGCCAGACCGTGCGCTGGTCGTAGACACCCTGCGCGCCCAGCTTCCGGTCGCGCCAGTTCGTCCATGTATTGCCGCCATCCACTGACGCGCGCATCCGCACGATAGGGTTAACACCCTGCCCGGTCGCCACGCCAACGCCCTTGGCGCTCTCGAGCCGCAGCGTGGTCACTGGCAAACTATCAGGAACGCCGCTCATGTGCGCCGTGAACTCGCGCACGATCTCCGTCCCCATCGTCGTTGTGTTCGCCATGCTCTCGGACGTGTAGTCCCGGCTCAGCTCGTCAAACTGGCCCGTTGCATCGCAGACGAACACACGGCCCGCAGCCGTGATGATGTCCGTGTATCGCCACGAGTTTTGCAGGTTGGTTCCGCGCGTGTGCCATTCCTGCGTCAGCACGTCGAACACCATGCAAGCCGTAGGCGTCCGGTAGCTGATGAAGATGTGGCCACGGTCCTGGTACGTCTTGCCGATAATGTTGGCCGCGCCTGCACTGCGCAGCGCCGCAGATACCCAAGGTTCTGAGACGATGGGCGAGCCGCCCTGTCCCAGCCTGCGGACGTTAAACGCCTCGTCCACGAAAAACAGCGAGTTGTCAGCCTTGACGATGCCGTCACGGCACGCGCAGCCGACTTGCTGCGTCATGCCCGCCTGCGCCGCGAAGGGGTCCGTGCTGTCACCCGTCTGCGACCAGACTTCAATCGTCTGCGAGCCCAGCAGGTAATAGAACTCGCCCAGCACGCGGCCCGCGATGATGTCGTCAGGCGAACTCTCTGCCGTGTAGTAGTTCAGCGCCGTGGTCGATTGCAAGTCGAGAACCGAGGTAAACCCGAAACGGTTCTTCCATGTCATCAGCCCGCGCTGGCCCAGCGTGTCCACACTGGTAAAGACCGTTGCGCCTGCATCAGAAAGCAGGGTCGTGAAGCCCGTGTTTACCGCGCTGTCAGTGTAAGCAACCGTCGTGTTTGCCGCTGCAAGCGATGTCGTGCCGAACGTGAACGCGCCGTCTGATTTAGTGGCTGTCACGTAGCCGATGCGAACGCGCGTGGTGACAACCGTGGGCAAAGCAGCCGCCGCCGCCGATGCGCTGGCATAGCCCGTAGCATTGGCTGGCGCTTCGATTGCCGTGATGGTCCCGGCAGCGTCGATGTCCAGCGCAACCGCGCCGAACAGGCCAAGCGGGACCACATCATTGCCCGGCGCCGTACCAGCCGCAACCGCCGTCTTGTTATAGACCGTTCCAGCTATCGAATAGCTGAACGCGCCGGTTGCGACGTTTGCAGGCGTGGAGCCAATAGCGAGGTTTGGGTCAACCGTGACGCCGTCAGATGCGCGCCTGATATACGTCCCGTCAGACACATAGGGCTGGCCGTTGAAAAGCCCAAAGCCCTCGGTTTCCGTGAATGCGAAATCGCCACGATCTGTCCCGCTGATGGTCCCGGTCAGGCTGCTTGTCGTGTTGGTGGATGGCGCAAACGTCGATAGCGTCGTCCCCTGCGCGATCAGCACATTGCCCGAGGCGTGGCCGTCAGCCTGCCACATGCCACGGCACGCGCCAGCGAAGTCCGCACGCTGGAGACTGCCAGGCGCTTCGATCAGCACATTCTCGCGTTGCGGGTCGTTCGGATGCGGCTCGCGATAGACGTTGTGGCACTTCTTCTCGGCAAGCCCCGTGACAACAGCAGAGGCTGCGGACGTCGCCATCGGCACGCGCATCAGAAGTATTCCGCCCGCGTCGGCTTGTTGAACCGCTCGCCGCTGGACACCAGACGCCGCAGGTTGCGTTCCGCCGTCGGCTCGTAAGTCTGACGGAACGATGCGGCTTGCCCGCCGTCCATGTAGTCGTCAGCCGCATGGCAGGCGACATACATGGCGAGGTCTTCCAGCATCGACTGCGGGCAAGCGCTGTCGGACCAGTAGGCAATGCCAAGGTCGCGCAGCTTCTCGTTGACGCTGGCAATCAGCCCCTCGATCAGCGCGGTGTCCTCGGCTTCCGCCGTCTCGCCTGCCTGAAGCACCTTGAGCTTTTGCAGCACGCGGTTGCGCAGTTCGGCAAGGGTCGCGTCAGCCATTGACCACCTCGCCCTCGATCACTTGCATCGGTTCGCGTGTCGCGCCCTGAAGCGCCGCGCGCAGCCGTTCGATGCCCCAGCGCTTGTCATAGTTCGCGCCGAGGTCGTCCAGTTGCTGCTTGATGATGGCGCGCTCGTCCTGTTCCCGTGAGCCTTTCGGCTCCGGCGCATCCTGCGGAACTTCCGTAAAATACGGATGGTTCCGCAGTTTGTTGACCTGCCAGGGCAACAGGTGCCCGACATCAACAGGTGCGCCAGCCGAAAACGTGACGCCGTAGAGGGAGGCGAACTCGTCGCCCCCCTCATCGTCACCTTTCCAGATGAAGGCCGTCATTAAACGGCCAGCGTCGGATCGACCACGTAGTACACGACGAGCGAAATTGTGCCCGTGTGGCCTGCGTTGCCAGCCACGTTGGCTTCGACTTGCAGCTTTGTCTTCTTCGTGAAGAACGGCAGCACGCCAGTGGCGAGAATGCCGCTCAGCGGGTACATGAGGCCCGCAACCGGCGACACGTTGCCAAGGGCAAACGCGTCACCCGTCAGCACGCCGAGATTGCCGAGCCCGTCAGGGTCAGCAGCATCATACGTGCCAGAGCCGCCGTTAGCGGCCCAGCCGAGGTCCATGTCCAGCGTCTCCGTGCCGGTATCAAGGTCGGCGCCGTAGAACATGCCTCCGACGACAACCGCCCCGGCCGGAACCCAGCACATCTCGAAGATGTCGCCATCTTCGACCGCAGCCCCGATTGTGTAGGAGCCGTAAGCGCACTGGAGAACGCCAGCCAGGGAAGGACCCGCAATCGGGAAGCCTGTTGCACCGCGCGTAGCGGTGAGTGTTTCAGCAACCATTGGTAATGCTCCTTACGAGTCGGCGGCGGCTGCGAAGAAGCACGACACCATGCCGTGTTGCTTGCCGTTGTATGCGAGTTTCTTGACGCCAAGCAGTTCCTCGATGGCGACACCAGGGCGGAACTTGTAGTCCTTGTCCATGTCGCTGCGCGGGGTCGGCTCTTGACCCCATGCGATGCCGACAGCCTGCGCGCCGCACAGGAACACCGGACGGACGTCCGTCGTTCCAGAAGCGCCGGCGTTGGTCAGGTTGTAGGTTCCGGTCGATGCGATGTCGTCGATCTCCGGGACTTCGCGATGGATGATCCCGTCATAGAGCAGGTCGCCGTCCTGAAAGATTGGGTTGTCGTCCATGCCAGAGCCTTCACGCGAGCGAGCCTCACGGTTCGCTTGCGTCATCGTGGTGTCGGCCTTCAGGTCGCGGAACGTCCGCGCCCCGTGGAACGCCACGTAGTATTCCCGGCCGTCCGCTGTCTTGTACGGGCGGATATGGGGGTCAGCCGACTTGGCGATGCGCTTGCCAAGCGACATCGACGCAACCGTGCATTTGTCGTCGGTCGTGTCGAGCGTTGCCGTGGCGGTTGCCCAAGTCGCGGAGTAGTTCGACTTGAGCTTGCCGAACAACAGGCGGTCAGCGTTCGCAGCCGCGTAAGCGTTGCGGTTCGCAGCTGACGAGCTTGCAAGCGTGACAGTCGTGTCGCCAGTCGTGACAGCCGACAGCATAGCCGTGATGACATCGTCACGCAGCTTCTCCGCTTCCCACTGGCGCAGCATGTCCTTCGCAGCGCCGTACAGGTCAATCTCGGTCTTGTAGCTGGTCGATTTCGGCACGCGCACGCCGTTCCTGCGCCAATCGACGGAGATTGCGCAGTTGTAGTTGCCGAGTTCTTCCTCGGCGCCGTCGAGCATGGTTGCCCCGCTCACGCCCTGGCCGACCAGTTTCGTGATCAGCGGGATGTTGATGGTCTTTCCCGCTTCTTCCTGAAGCTCGTACTTGGCGATGATGATGGATGACGACGAGCGGCCCATGTACGGCTTGAAGCCGGACGCGCGGACATACTCAGCGTAGTATTGGCTGATCCACTTCTGTTTCTCAGAAGCAGAAGCCAGCATGACTTCTGACATTGGTTATCCTCTGAATAGGTTATCGAAAGCGTTGCCCGGTCCCGTAGGAACCGCGCCTGCTCTCGCTGCCGCTGGTCTTCCGACCACACTCGGCGGGGGTTGCTGTGACGATGGGGCCGGCTGGACGCCTTGGCCCTGAAGTTCAGCCAGTACCTGCGCGCGGATCTTCTCGGCCTCAGACTTGCGCCACGCTTCCGGGTCTTGCCCGATCTCTGACATCAGCTTGTGCTGGCGGTGCCATTTGACGACAAAGTCGTATGGATGGATCTGGCCTTGCAATTGCTGTTGCAGCATCGGGTTCTGACCGACAGCGGCCAGGAATGCCTTCTGCGCCTCGCTCACGATTTCCTCGCCATG